TGAAGATGTCTAATAATATTTCCAATCCAGTAATTAATATACCAAGTGGAGAATATTCTTCATATGAATTAAATGTTAGTAAAGATGGATATAGTGTAAAGTATAGAGCAAATGATCCTAAAGTTCTTTCTAGTGAGAGATCATTAGAATTGGATAGAACTAAGAAAGGAATATTTGGTGGAGGAACAGAAACTAGAAATGAATATCGAAAGGATGAATATACCGCTGAAGGATATCGAAATATTCAGGGGGGTGCATTAGATGAAGAGGGAAAGTCTGCAAGAGAAATCGAATGCATAGTGGCGGACGCTGGAGCACGGTCGCAAGGTGCAATAGCGGGGACTAGCATTGCTACAGGAGCTTTAGCACCAGCAGTTATAAACATACCATACATTGGATGGTTAGCTGCTGGTTGGATGGCACTACTGGGTCAAAGAGTAGGATCTGCAGTTGGTTCTGAAGTTGGAAGTATTGTTTCAGATTGTTAAAAATATAATTTGAAATATTTTGAAACAATGACAATAATATTATGCTATTTGTCATTAGAATATAGATAGTATATAACTTTAAAAGTTTTAAATGACTGAAATTGATAAGCAAGAAGTGCAGGAGATGATTGATGATGCCATACGAAGACATAATCGTAATGCTGCGATTATTTCAATGTGTGTTGGTTGGGTTGTTCTTGCTCTTTTTGCTGAAGGTCTTCTTCGACTTATTGGAGTAATCCCACCACTATTTTCTTGGTTAAATTTAACATTAAACTAATATGGAAATGTTTTTGGGATTTTCTTTGGGTGTTATGATGATGTTTGTATTATCAGTAAACGAGATTCAGAAGTTTAAAGGATGCAATTATGAAAGTAGGGTTAATAGGTCTTGGGCGAATGGGAGAAGGAATGTCCCGTCGTATGAAAAAGAGAGGAGACTTTGAGATATGGGGATATAGGAGAAACTACCAAAAAGCAAATGAAGCTTATGAAAATGGATATGTTGATGGAATTGCAACTACTATTAAAAATCTTGTTAAAGTAGTTAAGAATAAAAAGAATGGTGGTATGCAACCTGGAATTTTCATGATGGTTGTTCCGGCAGAAACAGTAGAGGAGACAATTAATGAGTTATTACGACATTGTAGTGAAGGAGATATTATTATTGATCATGGCAATAGCAATTTTAAAGACAGTCGGAAAAGAGCAGAACGGTTGGCAAAATTTGGCATCCAATATATTGATTGTGGCACTAGCGGCGGTGTTTATGGTTTGGATCGTGGATACTGTCTTATGGTTGGTGGCGGAAATACTGCGGTCGCCACTTGTGCAAGTATTTTTGATGCCCTATCACCAGGACTCAATGCTGCCTCCAGGACTAAATTTGACTCAGACGTAACTTCTGCTGAATTTGGTTGGCTACATTGTGGTGGGCCAGGAGCAGGACACTTTGTAAAGATGGTTCACAATGGAATTGAATACGGAATCATGCAAGCATATGCAGAAGGATTTAATATCTTGCATGAAGCAAATGCTGGCTCGAAATACGTTAAAGAGGGTGATGCTGAAGTTGCTCCAATGGATAATCCAGAAGATTATCAATATGATATTGATGTTGCTGAGGTTGCTGAGTTATGGCGTCGTGGTAGCGTTGTTGGTAGTTGGTTACTTGATCTTACCGCTGATGTTCTACGGGGTGATAGAGAGCTTAGCAAGTTTGATGGGGGAGTTAGCGATAGTGGTGAGGGTCGTTGGACTGTTCACGCTGCTGTGGATCTTGGTGTTCCCGCTCCTGTTATATCTACAGCATTATTTGAACGATTCGGATCAAGAAGACTTGGAGAATACGCAAATAAAGTCTTAAATGGTATGCGATATATGTTTGGAGGACATCACGTAAGATAATGGAACATTTGTTAGGAAAAGCACTTCTTGTAGTTGCAATCCCTTTTGTATTGACTACAATTTATTTCGGTTCTAAAAAAGGTAGATATTATGAATCCGAACACTATAAGGGAAATGGAACCTCACATTAGGCAAAAATATTTTTTTGCCTCATCATCATTTGCTAGAATTTTTGGTGTTCCAAAAGTTACTAAAGAAATGCATGAATTTTGTATTGAATGGGCATATTGGGAAGAACATGCGCCATTAGAATGTCTAAATCATGTTGATAGATACTTTAGACAATTATGGGAAGATAGATGGAAAAATACATAATATCCATAATAAAACCTCATGAAAATTTAAATGATCCAACTTGGAGTGTAATTATACTTCTATGTTGTGGACTTGCATTTACTGCATATGTTGTCGTATATATACTAAGACTAGCATTCCAGGAGATGCAAGAAGATGGGAGCGATGATACCACCAAGCAGGAAGAGTTGCTACAACTTTCGAGTGATCGAAATCAACAGAGTAGTTGATGGAGATACTATTGACGTAACTATTGACTTGGGATTTGACCTCTATAAGAAAGAACGTGTGAGAGTTGCTGGTGTGGATACTCCAGAAAAACGAACTAGAGATGAAGAAGAAAAGGAACTTGGTTATGATGCAACCAACTGGATCAAAGATAAACTCGAAGGTGCTGTGGCTGGTGACGATGACCTTGTTATTAGGACTGAACTTGTTGGTGGCGTCGGCAAATATGGTCGTCTTTTGGGGTGGTTATACATTGGGGACTCAGAAGTGTCTCTCAACGAACAAATGATTACTGAAGGATATGCTTGGGCATATGATGGCGGAACAAAGCAAAAAAACTTTGAAGAACTGAGAGAAATTCGTAGAGCACATGGAACTCTTGTTGAGTGATGGATGAGCACATAATGGAACAGCAGATTAGGGTTCTTCCTACTGCTTCACCGAATGGTGTGATTATTCGTAAAGGAATTACAATCACACCTCAACCAGAAACAAAAATACAAATAGATAAACGAGTGATTGATAGAACTGTTAATTCAGATGGTTCTGTTACGACAAGAGAAGTATGTGATGGTGCTTTAGAAATAGGACCAATGAAAACTTGCTTAAATGAATTTGGTCCTTTACAATCTATTGGTATTGTTGCTGCTATAGCATTTTTGATTATACTTTGGAGAAAATAGAATAAATACTAGTATAATATATTACAATTTCCATGCAAAAACTAATTAATGCTATTGCATTATTATCTGGAATTGTTTCTTTAAGTGTTTTATGTTCAGCATTTTATTTGTATAAAAACTCCAATCAACTTATTGAGGATGCTAGATCTAAAATTACTGAAGAAATAACAAACACTGTAATGGAATCAATACCAAAAGCTCTTCCAAAACCACCAGAGATGACTGGAAACCCAGTTTACATTTCTAAATAAAAACTTATCATTTTTAAATATATTCAATTAAATATTATCATAGTTAAATATATTTAAAAAAATGAAAACCACATATAAGAAAAAAAATAAAAATTACAATCCAGAGAAGACATTTTTTCTCTATGTGATTTTCTATCATTTTTTCAGTGGTATTGGTAATATTTTTAAAGGAGTATTTCACCACGACTAATGCCAGAAATTCCAGAGATTGGAACACGGAGACTTCAAATACCAGAAGTCTCTACTTGGATATTCGAACCATCACAATCTCTACCACCAATAGTTCCAGTAACTACTAACATTGGATTACCTATTGTTGATATTCCTGGATGTGTGGAAGCTCATAGTAGCAAAAATAAGTCAAAAACAATTGGTATGGATGATGAGAATGGTGTCCTAACTTATTGTGATGCCACTCTTCCGTCATTTAATCCAATTATTTTTACCCCAGAGGAAGTAATACCAACACGTCCTGCTAAACTTCCTCCATATAAAAAACCAGAGAAACCAAATCCTCCACAACAAGTTGATCTTCCTAAAATACCAGAAGTAAACACAGTAAAATGTTTACCCGATGAGACTTATAATGTTCAGTTAAGGAAATGTGAGAAGAGCATTATAGAAGTTCCTTCCGAACCTGACATCCCTTGGCATAAAGAATACTTACCAGAACCAGGAATCGTGATTCAAACATCAGTCATTGCCGCCACTGCTGCTGGTGCGGCGATATTTGCAAAACCCATTGCAGATATAGTTCTAAAAGCAGTTAAACCAATAGTTAA